CAAGAAAGCCGCGTAAAATATATTCTTAGCTGTTTCTAAATCATCAGGGACTCTTGGCTCTCTCCCTTTTAATATATCTTTAGCAGTCATAGATACATAACCCATTAAAGTAGACATTACTATAATTGATGCCATACCTTCCATTGCTCTTACACTATTGCCAGCTTTAAAAAAAGACTTTTCCCTAGATAAAGTTTTCATTATGATAGATGCTGGAAATGCTTTAAATTGAGCAAAAAATCTTAAAGACTCACCGCCCCATGTTCCAGCAATAGTGCTTCTTGTTAATGTTGCTTTAACTCTAGCATCAGGTTCAATTACAGCAAAAGTTGATCGATCTAATAACATACCAGATACTGATGCTTTAAAACTATCTTTAATGTTTCTTAATTCTCTTGGACTTGGATTATCTAGTCCAGATATTAGTTTGGCTTCGCTATCTGTAATCTTATCTAGTAACGCAATGTTTATAAACTCTGTACCATCATCAGCTTTTTCCATAGCAATATTTCTAATGATGTTCCATCTTGTAGAATTAATATCATACTGTTTAAATAAAGTCTTTAAGCCAGGATTTAAATCATCAAATTTTATATTCTTTTGTTTAGCAAAGTAATTAGCCATGCCAAGCATAGCACTCTCTTTTAAATTGTTTGTCCACCAAGAAAGTAAGTTGTATTTAAAAAATGTTCTTTGAGCCTTAGTCCATCCCTTAGACATACTATCGCCAACTTGAAATCTACCTGATACATCATAGATACTATTGTCAAACATAATGCCTAGCATTTGAGCAATATCTTTTCTATCTTTTTTATTCTTTATTTTAGCTAAAGACCCCATTGCTTCACCCATGCCGCCAAAAAAGGATCTACCTTGATACCTCATTTCTCCGCCATACTGAGCCAAATCCGCTGCTGCACTAACTACAGCTCCACCTAGCTTTGCCATACTAGCAATGGCACGAGTAATTGCACCCCACTTTGCTCCAGTAAAACTTCCTGTTTCGTATATTCTGCCAGTAACCACATCTAAAAACTTGTAAAACTTTTTTTCTGCTACTGCTCCAGCATCTCTCCCTGATTGATTTAAACGCAAAGAAACTGCTTTCCTAATTTTTTCAAAGTTCATTTCTGGCTTTGTGCCTAATGTATCCATAATGCCTAAATTACGACCAACAGAAGTTAATCCTGAAAAGAAAGACTCATTTAAATTACCCATACCAAATTTTTCATTGTAATCAAACCAAGCATCAGAGTCTTTAAAATGCAATATTCTTTTCATTTGTGATGATTTACCTATATCTTTTGTTGCTTTTGCATTGTATGCAAATTCAGCACCATCAGATTTTAAATTGTCATTTTTTACAAGAGAATTGTATGCTGCAATCATAAATTCATCAATATCTTGTGTTGAAGCAAATGTTCTTTCTTGGTCTAATCTTTCCATGACAAAATTTTTCCAAGCTTTATAGTTTCTATTGTAATTTTTATCCCACTTACTTTCAATGCTAGGATCAGCTTCTGTAGTTGTATCACCTAAAACTTTAGCAGCAGCTCTAACTGAATATGGATCATGTGATTGCCTAACTACATAACCCCAAATTTTACCAATATTAGCACCCCGATCATTTAGCTTAATCCTCATCATTTCAGAATACTCGTGCATAATAGTAGCAAGTTTAATTATTTCAGGATTTTTTTCTGTAATGACAGGCTTAATCCCTGTGTCAGCTTCTGCTTTAGTTGGCTTTTGTCCTAACTCAAACATAGTTCTTGCAATTCTTCTTTGTGTAGGTTTATCAGCTTTAGCAAATAAATTTTCTAAATTATTATCAGCTAACTTCTTTACAAAACCATTAATAGCTTGATTAACTGCTGCATGTTGTTGTACTGCTACTGAAGCTCTTGCTCCTGTTTTTTGTTCATTAGAACCTACTAATATAGCAGTTAAACCTTCATCTGGATTTTCTGGAAACTCTCTTAATACATAATCAACTAATTCTCTACCTTTGATTTCATCTTCAATAGCATTTCGTTTATTAATCTTTTTCTGTAATATAATTTGTGACTGTACATCTTTGGCAACTGCATCTACATTAATCTCATCAATACTATTAAGTTTTAACTCTGATTGAGCAAGCTTAATTGCATTCATTATTTCGTCTTTTTCAACAAATCCAATAGAAGATTTGTCTAGCATTCCTTGTAATCTTACTAAACAGGTATTTTTTTTAGCCATAGTTATCTTCCATTCATACAGTTAATTGCATCTACAATTGCTTCATTTAAGTCTTTTGGGTTAGCATTAGCTTGATCTAACTCATCTGTAACTTTTGTAATTTCTATTCTATCTTGATCAAATCGTAAATCTGCTGTCTTTTCTCTTTGCTCTTCTAATCTTGCAGATAAACTATCTATCTCTGTATCTAAATCTACATCTTCTTTATTGACTGTATTCTTTTCAACTGTGTTTAAATCTTTTTGAGGTATTTCATTTTGTGTCTGAACTTTTGTATTGCTTGGCCCAGGCATGTCTGATGATTGTTTAAGTGTTTCATTTGAATTTACAATAGGAGCAACATCAACAGGCTCTTCTAACAACAAATCATTAACTGATTTTCTTAATAACAGCTCTCTTGTTTGAGGATCTGTTTTTTGTAAATCCCTCATAATTGCAGAATCTTCAGGATAGTAAGCTTTGTAAAGATTAATCTCCATATCTCTGGAACTTTCTATTCCAAGTTTTTCTCTACCTTCTCTTATTTTATTTCTTAGTTTTCTAGTAGTATAAATGTCTTTTAACTTACCACCTCCAAAATGCAATCCACCACCCATGATAGAACCAAAAGTAACATTTAAAAAACTATCTGCTAATCCATAGTCAGCTTGTATTTCACTTGCTGCATATCCAATAAATGGCTCTACTAATGCTGCACCAACAGCACCCTCTACTGCACCTCTTACTGCTCTTGCCCTACCAAATCCTTGGCGTGCTACCAAACTTGCAAACCTAGCTTGTCCAAACACAGGAATAAATGCAGATGCTACATTAATAGGATCAAGCATACTAACACCCAAACCTACACCAAACTTAGCTGCCCCTACTCCAAATCCTTTTGGGCCTCTATTAATAATATCTTGCCTTGCTCTTTCTAATTTCTTTTCTTCTACCATAATATCAACAACAGATTGATATTCATCTTCTTCAAAGAATAACCCTAAGTTAGAATACTCTTTGTTTAAATCATCTCTTGGAACTAAAGGACTTTCTTTCTTTTGTTCTGCTGTACGCAATTCACCTAAAGTAGATAAAGATGATAAAGGATTTCTTGCCCAAGTTTCTGATGCAACTGCACCCATAGTGTCAGCAAAAGAAGTTTCATAGTAATCGTATCCAACTTCTTTACCGCCATCAAAGGTATTTAATCCAAACCCTATTTGAGCCATACTATATTATCTTCCTATTAAAATGGATCTGGCGTTGGATTAAACATATCAAATTTAGCTTTTGAAGTATCCAACACTACATTAGTATTAGGTAAGATGTAACTTAAATCATTAAATTTAAAACTTAACAATTGTCCTTGATCATTTTCTATTGGTGTAAATCCTACTGATGGTAAAACAATGCCGTACACTAAAGAAGTTCCATCAGCACTATTACGCCATACACCATTCTCAATCATCTGATTTCTCATTTCTTCATTATATTCTTCATCAGTAATGTCTGGATTATCTGATCTAAAAGCAACAGGATTAAAATCTTGTAAGTAATGGTCTTTAATTAAACTAGCTTTTGCTGCAATCTGCTCTGGGTTTGTTGATTGACCATTATAAATATTAGGTATGTAATAATCATTTTCTAAAGTAAAAGCGTTGTTTACTAAATCTGCCGCAGCCTTTGCTCCATCACCTTCATCATATCCAGGGTTTGTTTGCATTTCTTGAATAGCAAGATAACTTAAAGTACCTACAATAGTGTCTAATTTTTTAGTTGCTACAGTCGTATTAAAATTACTACCAATCATAACTACCTCTTCAAAATCTTTTAATCTTTCTCTTACAAGCTTTCTAATAGCTTCATAACTTGTGTTTCTGTCTTTAGCAAATGCGTTCAAATCATCTCGTTTTTCTTTGCTATCGAAACTAATTAACTTTTCAGTAAGTACAGGATCACCAAAGTAAGATGATAGCTCTGCTGTTGATGGCAATCCACCATTAACTAATTGCATTAATGCTTGTGAGTTACTATCTCCAAATCCTTTATCTATTGTTTGTAATAAAGCAACTCTTGTTGCTCCATCGCCATTCATGTATGCACTAACAAATCCACTAACTTCTGATTTAGTCATAATGTTTGCAGTATATTGTGCTTCACTTAATCCATACAATGGCCCATATGTACCTAATTGCTTTTCTCTTGTTTGTACTTGCTCTATCAATTGATCAGGATTAGAAAAATCTAAAGGCTCACTCACCCCTGCTCTTTTAATCATAGTGCCTACAGGATCATTTTTAAAAGCACTATTAATATTACTTACATATCTATTAAGTAAATCAAATGTTCCTAACTCTTCTGGAGTTTTTACTTTAGTAATATCCATCATGTCTTGTTGCGCAGCATTTAAACTATCTACTAATTCAACATACGGAGTTGCGTTATAAATCTCAATATTGTCTGAAAACTTTTGTAATGTTTGCCATGCAGTGTACACATCTGAATCTACATCAATGTTTTTATTAATTTTATCTACTAACTGTTGAGGAATAGGTTGAAAAGTGTCAATGTAAACTTTGCTTTCTTTTACATTTTCTTTAACTTTTCTCTGTACTTCTTTTAACCCTGAGTTTGCAATTTTTAACTCAGCATTAATTAAGCTTTTAAAATTAGCTTGCTCTTCAGCATCCATATTTTGATAATATTCTGCAAGTTGATGTTGCTCTGGATTTAATGTATCTCCACTGTATTTTCTTTTAGTAGCATCATATTTATCTAAATCATTAAGCACTTCACCAATGTCGTTGCCTGTGTATGCAACAGCAATTTTTTTAGCTACATCCATATTATCTATAGTTTTTAATTCACCTTTTAATACATTAGTAAGCTCTAGTTGATTTCTAGTCATACTAAGACTTGTATCAACAGCAGTCTTTTCTACTGCTTGTCTATACATTTCTTTTTGTTCGTTAGTAGCATCTGGGTAGTTCTTTAAAAAATTACTATAGTTGTCTTTTTCTTGCGCAATCATTGTTAAAGCATTAGCTTCTGCTTGCTTTTGTTGTTGCCCTTTAAATATTTGATCGCCTTGTAAATAAACATTGTGTGCATTAGCAGTTGCTTTCGATCCATAAGATTGAGCTTGTTTTGGATCTATGTTTGCAAAGAATTCTATTTGAGCTTGAATAGGCTCTTTTAACTTAGCAAGCATCTCTTCTGAGTTTGCTATTTGTCCTGTCCTTACTTGCTCTAAAACATCAGCATTGTATTTATTTAAATCAATACTAAGCTCACCAGCAACTTGTTGACCTAATACTTTAGTTATAGCTTCATTGTAAGCAGTACCGCCTTTTAAGTAACTTTCTACTGGATTGCCACCAGTATCCATAGCTTGATCTAATTGTTCAGCAGTAATTGGGTTTCTTATTGCATCTTCAACAGCTTTATCTGTAGCGTACTCAACTGCTTTTGCTTGAAACTCTGTTTTTGCAGTATCTAAAAATCTATTAATACGCTGACTTGTAATATTTTCTTGTCTAATAACAACATCCGTTATTCCAGCAATACCTTCGTATGTTGGAGTCATCTTTTTATATGTAGGTAATTGAGCCATTATGTTGGTATCCTTGATTCTTCAAATAGTTTTGCTGCGCTCCCAATATATCCTAAAGCTTCTACCTTTGATCCAAATGCAGCTGAGTCACCCGCAGCTCTTAACAATGATGATTCAGCATCAGCAAAGTTATCATTATTTAATTGGTTAAATTCTGCCATCTGTAAATCACTTATATATTCTTTTTCGTTTTCTTTCATAATTAATTTAACTGAACCATCTAAACCATTAACTCCACCTGCATATCCAGCCGCAAGAGCAGAGGCATTAACAGCCATCAATCTTCTTGCTTTTTCATTAGCATCATTAATATAATTAAGTTTGTTTATTTCGTTTTGAGCTTGCACTTGTTGAGCTTGTAAGTCGTATTGACTTTGCAACATATTACCTTGAGACAAAGAGTTAATTCCTTGTAATACAGAAGTTCCTGTTGCAAGCATTTGAAACGGAGTCATAGATGATAATGCACTTGAAAAACCAGCAAGTAATCCGCCACCACCACCACCACCTGCTGCTAGAGTAGTCATCATAGATGTTGAGCCAGTATATGCCCCTCCCGCACCTGCTGCTCCTGCCCCTGCTGCACCTCCTGTTGCGTACATTGCCCCTGCTGTTAATGCTATTGGTACTGCTACTTTAAGTACACTGCTCATATCCTATGTTCCTTGATAAACCGATATTTTATATTCTAAACCCAATAAAGTAAGCTTTAATGGCGCACTCTGTGTTACAGTAATTTGTCCATTATTGTTATACCCAAGTATACCATGTAAGACTTTAGTTCCTGTAAACTCTGCTACTGCTGTATCTAATGCTCCAGATCCTAAACTTCTTATTGGAACTAAATTACCATTAATTACTATGTTCTGTGTTTCAAACAATAAAGCATTGACTTCTACTATGCGTTTTTTAAATCCTATTCTTGTGCCTGATTGCATCTTAGTTTCTAATGGCATAGTTGTTATCTGTATGCTAATAGGTAATCCACACTCTGAACTCGCAGTTGGTGGGTTAGTAAAAGTAACTGTGCCTCCTCCTGGTACTGTTTGATTTGCCTCTACATAACCATCTGAAATACAATTAACTGTTTGTCCTTCTAGGTGTGCCATGTTAGCAGTTGTAGATGTTGTCCCTACTACGCCACAATCAGTTAAAGAATCATCATCAAATACTTCTACATAATATTTATCTGAGCCACTATCTGTTCTTTTAACCACTGTATATATATCTGTAATGTCTACACCTACATCTATAAATGATCCTGTTGTTGTAAACTCAGATGCTGCTATAACATTTTGTGATTGTAATAATGAGTAAACAGTTATACTGCCATCAGTAACATTCGTTATTAATAATAAATCATTTTCATCTGTAGCTACTGCACGCCTAATATCCATGTTAGTAGGATCTTTTAATAAATGACCGCTTAACAATGATATTTTAGCTGTTTGATAAGATAGTGTAGTGTCTGAATAATTAATAGTAGATAATGCTTTACCTTGTCTTTGTATAAATAAGATGCCTGATTCTAATTGTTTTACTCGTACACCTTCTTTTGATCCATTACGAGATGTTGTAGATAAGAAAAAGTTAGATGGTGTTATAGCTGATATATTGTCTTGTATAACAGCAAACTCACCACCAGTGGTAAAGATTTGTAAATCCCTACCAGAGATAATATCCGTAATAGCATTAAAAGTATTTGTATCCAAGGTGGCTTCCACTGCATCATCATCAAGTCCTTCTACTGCTTCAAAATCAAAAAATAATGCTACTTTCGATCCCCATATTGTTGATGGCCTTGACTTACTACCACCAAAATATAATCGTCCTTGATGAAAGGTAACTGTTCTTGGGTATCCTTTTGTTGCTGACCATACATCTTCATAACCTGTTTCTAGCTCCCAATCAGCATTGGCTATTTGTGACGTATCAAAGAATGGAAACTCTGTTACAACATTAACTGTTGTGCCTGTTGTTACCTCTACAATTCTTGCGCGACCTTGTGGTACTACATTAATATATTGTCCAACATGAGCAGCTGTAAATATAGAATGCTGTGAGGTTAAAGTAACTTTTCCTGAAACATCGCTTGGTGTTAAGTGACCAGCAGCACTTGTATTAAATATAACAATAGTAAATGCGTATTTAGGAATAGAATCAAATGATATAGTGCTAATAGTCCAATCAGTATCTGATGCGCCACGAACTATCTTTCTAGGTGCTAGATCTGGATGCACAATAATTAATGTATCAGCAGATTGTGTCCAACACATTTTGTCTAAAAAAGCGCTAGTAATTCCTGTACTAGCTTCTGTATGTACTAATGCTTTGTTTTTGTATACAAACATAGTGTCGCTTGTAAAACACAACATATAACTATCATCTACAGAAAACTCAAACGCTACTAATCTAATGCCACTTGCTGGAGTTCCTGTAAGTTCATTTATAAATTTAGTGCCAGGTCTACGAGTAACGCCACCTTGTGGCTGACATATAACATTCTTTGCTGTTTCTAGCGCATTGTTATAAGATTCTATATCTATTCTAGCTCTGACAAGAGGATCTAACTCTCCAGAAGTAAAGTTGGTTTGCATGCTAACAAAGCGTGCCATTAGTACCTCACATCAATAAGTGTAAAGTCTTGTATTCCGTTTGTTGGTTGACCTTGCCCATCTATGTTCATAGCTTGGCGCATGTAACCACCACGACCATTTTCTGATGGAGTGCCTTGTGCTACTGTTCTCCAATAATCAGTCTTTTCTAATTGGTCTGTAATAGGCATAGCTAGATGCCATGCTAATTGATACTTCATGTTTTGCACAAAGTAATGTGGCATTTCATATTCTTCTACTGCATATTGATAATCAACATACACTTCTTCATAGTTAGATAACAACTTACCACCGACTAATCTATATTCTCTTTGTGGCACTGATCCCTGTGTACTACTGATGAACACCTTTCTTGGTGTACCTATCATATCAGCAGGTAGTGCATATTCGTATTTGTATTCAGTTGTAGGCGTAGTAATTAATCTAGCTAACTGAACTTTTTTAAATGAAAAAGACCAAGGATAACTTGCTAAAGTCTTAATCTTAATATCTTTGTATAAACTATCGCATATGTTAGCCTCGTCCGTACCTTCAGTGAACGATGATATAGGACTTGCTCCAAGCATTAATAATGCATCAGAACAAATTGATAATGAGGTGTCTCCAGATGCCATTTATATTCTCCAATTGTACAAATAGGCGAGAGCCGAAACCCTCACCTTTTTGTATTTAAACTACAACTAGGCTACAGAAATATCTGTGCCAGCTGACACATCAACAACGCCTGCCGCTGTGTTAGTTAGTACGATGTGTAGTGATGCTGCTGGTGTAGCAGTATCATAAATCATTACTAAATCACCCACTTTAAGCACGCTTGATGCATCGTTAAAATAACCAGAAGCTGCTACTGTTGCTTTAGCATCTGCTGATTTGTAAGTCCACATTTGAGGAGCATCACCAGCTTTTGACTGTGCGCCAGCTGGGCTTAGTCCATCTATGTTATAAGCCATTTTTATATCTCCTTAAATTATGATTCGTCTGCTTGAACTTCAACAATACCTTCGCCATCAATAGCAACTGAGCAAGCTGATAGCATTGCGTTTACTAAGTGTGATGTTTTTTCAGGTACATAGTTGATTTCAGTTTTAGGGCCGATGCCTTCGCCATAACCAATAGCAGTCTTATGGAATGCTAGGCAAGAACGAATATTTGAACCATCAATAGAAAGACCACCTTCAGTACGATCACCTAATGTGTGGAATTTAAATCCTAAGAATGTGTCAACTTCGCCAGATACTAACGCACGAACTGTGTTGAAATCAGCGGATGTTACTGCTGTTTCTGATAGTAAGTGTGCTAGGTTGTTTGCATGAATAATCATGTGTCTGTCTTCTGCTGGTACATTGTTAGTGTCCATTGTTTTCTTTGCATCACGAAGTTTAGCAACTGTTAGGTTTGCAGAGCCATGAGCTACTGTAGAACCTTTACCTGCTAAAAGAGCATCAAGAATAAGTTGATCTTGTCGACGACCAATAGCGTTCGCTACTACTTGAACTAACTCTGTTCTTTCTTCAAAATTAACTTTTTGTTGCATGAAGATGTCTGAATACTCAGCTGCGTTCCAATCTTGCATAGTCGCAGTAACTTGTGAAAAGTCAGTATTGAGTGGTGTAACATCTGTTTGTGGTACACGAAGTGTAGCCACGCCTTTCCCAACTTTTGGGAATTTAACTAAATTGCCTTCAACGCCTCGTCTTTGTCTTGTAGCTTCTACAAGTGCAGCTTTACCTTGGTAAGCCTGTTTAACTTCGGCATCAAAGAGCGTTACATATGCTGGGGATAATCCGATAGACATATATATTCTCCTTAGAAATTAATAAATAAAAAAATTAATCGCTTTGGTATGCCAGAAGTCTGGGCCTGTGCTTGCTAATTACGATAGCCATACGACAAGGTTACTTGCGTTTAAGGGTTGTATTACGAGTGAATACAATAAGCCTTAACTGTAAAGTAGCATACAATCAAGGCTATTGCAATAAATATTAACCGAAGTTTTGTGAAAAAGCTTTTTCTACTTTGGCTCTGTATACAGGATCAGTTTGATATTTTTCATCTCCGACCATAGCGTATAGTTCTTCTTTTGATGGCGCACCATCTACTGGGGCAGTTTCTACAGGAATACGACCTTCATAAGAACTTCTAACTTTTTCTAAAGCTGCAAGTCCTCTTGCCGTACCTCCCATTATTTTAAACTCTTCAAAGTCGTCTTTTCCCCACACGCCTTTCTGGACTAATCCAGCACCCCATTTAACCATGCCATTAATTCTAGCATCAGCGTTAGGGCCGAGTTGTCTTCTTTCTTCTTCTAAATTAACTTGATATTCTTCTGTAGCATTTTGATTCATGCCAACAACTTCACTTACTAATGAATCTAGTGCAGCTTGACTAATACCATTTTCTTTTGCCCATCCAACAACATGTTGTCTAACAGGATCATCTTCAGGAGTTTCACCAAATGCACCTAAATCATACTTACCATCTTTTGGTGCTTTGTGTGTTCCTTGAGATATTTGTTTCCTTAAGTCCATCCAAGATTTAGCTATACCTTCTAAATCAGGTTCTGCTCCATCTTCTTTCCAAAAGTTTTCAGGCCACCATTCTGGTCTTTCTAATGGTTCATCATCTCCCTCTTCTGCTTTTACTACTTCAGGATCACGATGATCGATTTCTGTTTCTTTTGGATCTGCACTGACTTCCTCTTCTGGTGTTGCATCGTCGAGTAGGCCAGTTGTTTCTTCAGTTACCTCTTCCGAAGTTTCTTCAGTCGTACTAGGCTCGATTGCTTCTTCCATTATAATTTCCTTGCTCTAATTATCCTTGCTTCTATATCTCTAATTATTGAATTTTGCCCTTCTCGATAAAATGCGTAACTAGAGTCGCTACCTGGCAAGGCTACAGGTTGCTCTAAAATGGTTTTGCGTAACCATTCCATTAATTCTATTCCGTTCTCATTACCGAATACTCTTAAACATAATCGGTCTGTATCGTCTCTTTGTTGTTTAACATCACGCACATCAAGTGGTAATGCTTGTTCTAAGTCATCCCATCCAGCCATGTTATTCTCCTATCTCTGCATCTTGCATTAATGGTCTGCCTGATCTTCTAGCCTGACCTGCTTCTTGATCCATAATGGTGTGTATTTCTTGAGAGCGTTTGTTTAGTTGTTGTGGATTATCATAAATAGGAAATTTATTAGATTGAATATCCTTTTTCCATATATTATAAAGTTGATCTTCATTAGTAATAATCTTACCTTGATCTCTTATATATCCAGGAACAGAAACAAATTTTCCTTTGTTTGGGCCTTCAGGAATCATTATACCTGTTGAGTAAACAGTTACTGGTCTACCTTCTGAATCACGACCAACTTTACCTGACTTCATTGTGTCTTTATGATACTTTACAATATTTTTTTCTTGCTTACTTAAAGTCATCATATGACGAGGCATATTCATATCAGTCATAATTATCCTTGTTGTTGTGTTGCTGCTTCTACTACTTGTGCAGTTGCTTCAGGATTTTCTGCTGCCATCTGCATCATTTGTTGTTGTTGTGCAGCTTGTTGCATTTGTTGTTTCATCATCATGCGCTCTTGAGGTGTTGGTCTAAGCTTTTGTGGTACGCCTAACTTCTCAGCAATGTAATCCATCATTTCATCTACCTTAATATTAACTGCGCCTTCAGGCCCAGCACCTTGTGCAATCTGTGCATACTGTAATACTTGTTGCACTTCTTCCATATTCTGTGCCATTGCTAATGGCGCAACAGGTGATACTTTTATTTCTAATCCATTTACTTTTAATGGTAATGCAATCAAACCTTTTTCATCCATTACTTGTAGCATACGCTTTACAACAGGAATCATTGTTTCGTTAATTAAACGACCAAATGCAGAACCTAAATTCTGTGATAATTCTTTCATACGCTCTACAACTTCTGTTGCTGATCGTGCTGACATATTATCTGGTGGTAATGATTCATCTAGTAATGTACGCTTGATGTTACCTCTTAAATCATCCATAACAATTTGTGATACATTAAAGTCACCAGCTCTTGGTAATGGTCTTAATGATTCACCTTGTGGGCCACCATTTCTAGCTACAGGAATAATAGCACCAGGCATAATCTTAACTGTGTTTGGATTTAATACACCATCATCTGCCGCAGTATAAACACCACTAATAGATAATGAAGCATTCTTTAATACTAACTCTAATGTTTTATTGAGTGTTTTAATGTCAGGCATAGCAGTAATAAGTGGGCCTCTGCCATATGTTTCTCCTGCAACTTTTGCATAACGAGAAACAATCCAAGGTGTATTATCCATTCTTCTATACACTAATTCTGTCTTACTTCTTTTGTCAATTACATGATAACAATAGTCACCACGCTCAGGATCGAATATAGTTGCTTCAACTAACTCAACTTCTTCTGTTGGTTTTTGATCTATTAGATTTTTTAGCTCTGCTGGAAGTTCTGCATCAGGCCACTGTCTTTGTATAGACTCTGCTTTTAACTTCATTCTTCTATAGACATTATCTACTTGACCATTAGCACCCTCATCAAATGCAACTAAAAATTGTGGTACAGAAATAAAGTTTATAGGATTTGTATCGTCTCCTGGTTGCACTAGCATAACTGCTGTACCTACGCATAGGTCTAATAAGAACTCACCAATAGCAATATCAAAGTTAGATTGTTTTAATGTATCAAATAACTTATCGCCATACGCATCTAATGCAGCTTGTGCTTCTGCTTTTCTGTCTTGTGGTATATCTGAACCAGGCTCTAGTCGACACCACTTTCTTTGTGGTGGAAATATGCCTGATTGCATTCTATTTGCAAATCGTTGTGTAGAGTTGATTGCAGTAGAATCAAACACACGATTCATTTTCTTTTGACCTTGTACGCCACCATTATAGTAGCCATCGTATAAATTTCTTTGTGGTAATGCAAACTCGTAAGCTTCATCATAAAGACTTCTAAAATCTTCTTTTTTAGTTAGTGCTTTATCATGCCTAGCTAATACTTGCTTTGCATCTAATCTCATCATTGCCATAGTTATGCCTTTTTATTTTTAGCTGCAAAATTACGAGCGGCTTCTTTACTGCCAAAACCCCACTTCTTTAATGCAAGTTTTAATCTTGTTGGTCTGCCTTTTGAATCTTTTAGTGGCCCATCCATACCGCCAAAACGAGCAGCAAAAGACACGCGCCTGCTATCAGTCCCAGACCCTTGGGGGCGTTTAAGATTTGAACCTTCAGTTCTTTTAAAATGTTTACGACCTGCTTCATTTAATCCTCCCTTTGGATTTTGATATTTCTCTGCTACCATTATGCTATTTTCTTTTTCTTCTTAGGAAAGCCAGCTAACATGTTTTTATATGCTTTGTCTGATATAGTAGATTTAGATTTAGGACGACTAATCCCTTTTTTCTTTCTTGCATTCATATTTGCATATAAACCTTTAGGCATTACTTTTTCTCCTTTGTCATTAACTTTTTAATTTTCTTTCTAAACTCTGCTAGAGATTTAGCTTTCTTAGCTTCTTCATAAAATTTATCATATTGCTTTTTTCCTGAAGCAGTATCTCCACTAAATGCCCTATCAAGCATTCTAGTTGCAGCAGCTGATATTGGATTTTTTAATCCTGCTTTTGTAGCCGCTTCCATTCTTTGTGCTGTTTTTGATTTTTTATCTTCTGCCATTGTTTATCCTAATTTTGTTTTGCCAATACCAAGACCTAAACTACCAAGTGCTGGTAACCCTGTTGCTAATCCTTCATCTTTCCTTGTTGATCTTCCCATCAGACCACTACTACCTCTTGCGGTACGCTTACCTTTTTTACTTTGTGCAGTAGCTCTTTTTGACAGCCTTGTTCTTTCTTTTGCTTGAGATTCAATTGATTTAAGTTCGCCAACATCTAAATCTCTTTGCTCTTGATAATCAACTTGTCTAGTTCGTATAGGACCATACATACCTTGCCTATAAGGAATAGGCCCAGATCCATACATACCTGTAGCTCCTTGACCTGTACCATCTACCCAATATGGCTGACCACCACCAGCAAAAAAGCTATAATTGCCTGACCTAGCAAGGTATTGTGTTTTGGTTTTCTTTTCTGTAATGCCTTCTTTGATTTGTCGATCAAGTTGTTTGTTCCACCAATCCTCTGATTTAAACTGATCGCCAGCAAGCTTTCGTAGCTCTTCTTGTAATTCTTTTTGTGGAGCAACTAATCCTTTAGATAATGCCATTCCAAAATCTAATGCCATCGTTCTAACCTAAAGTCTTTTTATATTCATCATCTATTCCTGTTTCAGGTGTTAGACGATCTGCTAATAACATACGAGAACCACCACGAGTTAATGCTCGTTTTTTAGAAGCCATTGTTTCTCCTCTTTCTCTTCTTTCTTCTTCTGCTTCTTTTGTTGCTTTAGCAGTTTGTTCCCTAGACATTCTTAAAGATTCTTCTGCTGCTGATGTATCTGGCTTTGGTGCGCCACCCATAATACCACCCATTACTTTCTCCTCATTATAAATGTATCATCTTTGTCAGCACTATATTGTTTCATCAAACCTTCTGATTCAAACTTTAAATATTTTGCCCAAGACAAAGCTCGCTTATCGTTAGAGTTTACTGTTATTTGTAGACGATGTAAACTAAATGATATCTCACAGGTATCAAAGAATGATATAGCACTTTTAGTCATAGCTATTGGATATCGTCTAGCTTTCTCTGAAAATATAGACCACGCTTCAGCAACACCATGCCACATGACAAAACACCCAAACACAGCAACAGGAGTATCGCCAACGAATGCAGTAATACTAGGGCCACATTGAGACTGTATGTCCAAGTGGCGGATTCTATCTTTAAGCGTAATTGATTTAGGCGATTCATACTTTATGTCCCACTCAAAGTTTTTAATATGATCAATATGAAATGGTAAAAAATAAGCTCCCTTTACTACTGGCATTTCTTTTAATATTTCTACTGTCTTACTTAAATACATCAAACTCTGCTGTCGCAACAGTCTGCACAATCATCGTATTAGCTGCTAAACTGTTCTTAGTCATTCGTTTATGCTCGCCCCCACCTAACATTAAATAACCAAAAGCATCACCAATGTGTGAGTGTTCGTTTTTATTTGGACTATCTTTAAACCTTTCATGTCCTGCACCGACAGCAATACGCTTAAAATGATAGCCACCTGCTAATGACTTTCTTATCATCTTACATGATTTATCCACAATCAAGCCAGGTTTTCCATTAATTAATCTTTGCATTGGCGCAGCTGCTCCCTCTCGCCTAACCTTAAAGTTATTAGATGCAGTGGGTTGCGCACGCAATCCTAATGTTCGTAAATAATCAAATGCCGTTACTTCATAGATTGCATCTCGTTGCATACCCGCAGGATCGCCCCATATTAATACTTGTGCTTTAGGATACTTGGCATTCAGTTCTGCTAACAACTGATTACCAAATCTTTCTAGTCCCATATCTTCTGTCACTATTTCATGCAAGATAACCCATCGACCATTGTTTAATCTTTGTCCAATTGCTGCGGCAGGTGTTAAACCAAAGTCAAGTCCAACATGAATAGGTAGTTGTGGATCATATTCTACTTCGCCACTCATCATTTGATCATTGTACTCAGGCCATACTGGTCTGCCTTCTTGTACATAAGTGTATTTACCTTCAGCATAACAGCGTATCCAATCTAGGTTTTTACCGCCTAGCATTTGCATATAGTAACCACTAGGTAAGTTATTTACATTTTCTGCTTTTCTATTAAGTGTCCACCATCTTCCTCCTGAGAAAACATGATCGTTGGCTTCTGGATTTTCTGGTAAATCTTCAGGCTGGACTTCGACCACACCGCCTGGTTGTTTAAAAAATTGCCAAGCAAACTTTCCTGACAGCTTGTCTTTTTCTGACAGTCTGTACCACCAGTGGTCGTCATCCATTGGGTTAGTGTCCATCCAGACTCCATGCCATGTAGGGCCACCATCACGCTTAGTAGGATACCTACCCACACGATGAGTAAGGCCGTCAATAACTGCTTTAGGAAGTTCTCTAGCTTCATTTACCCACGCTCCTGTAAGTTCTAAGGATAGTAGTTTGCGTACATCCTTTGGTTGATCAAGTGCTAGGAATATAACCTCACAGTCTATTCCACATGCATCACCACGCTTAGGCAATCTAATATGATGTGTTATTGGTGGTGTATATAACATTGGCCCAAAAGTATTTTCAGGAAATATCTCTTGCCATGTTTTAATTGTTGTTGTTTTTAGTTCAGGATATGAGTTACGAACGATAACAAATCTCGTGTAACGAACATTGTCATGTGGTGATGGTTTCTGCCTGACAGCACGCATCATAATTTCAGCAGCACAAGCGTAAGACTTACCACTACCTACTGGCCCCATGAGTCCACGCACAAATGAATTATCCTGTAAGAAATCGTAAGTTGTTCTAGCTCCAGTAAAATCTAAATCAATTCCTGGGCCAGCAAGAGTTTTGGCACTACGGACTTTCTTATTGCTCATCGTCTATGTCTTTGAACTTCATTGTCAGCATACGCTTGAGTTCTTGATTCTCTGTATACAAAATATCAATAACTTCCATAACCCTTGAGTTGTTTTGATTTGCCATCTCAAACTCTTTACGCAGTTGATCAATCTGTAGCTTGATGTCCATGCTCTTTTCTCCATTGCTTCCAAAGTTGTAAAGTGTGTATTGCCTTATCTATATCCTCATCACCATTACCTTTTAGGTCTACCCTTGTGACATACTTAATGATTGTATGTTGCATTGCATTTAATTTATTAGCCATAGAAAACTGCATCGGCTGGATTTTCATTTGCGTGTAGTGATTACCACCTACTTGCGTATCTTTAGGATTCGTCATCTATTACCTCTGGTGCTTTAATATTAATACCAATTACACTTGGTTTATCGGATTCATCTGGGTTATCAAGTAAGCCACTTGCTTTTGCAAGTAAGCGTAATACCTGTACCTTGTCCCAAAACTCTACAGCTATCATACCATCCTTATCAATTTTAATTGATTTAATAGCTTGTAGTGAATGCTCAGGAATATCTTTACTTGCTTTAACTTGAACATTACCTTTATCATCCCATTCCATAACATCAGTTATTTTAGTGTTTGCCATACAAAGAAGGCTGTACGCAACAGCCTCTCTGTTTGCAGCGAGTGTCGTGCTTTTCTCCAGATTTCTCTGTAGCGTTCGGACACCGCCATACCCAGATAGACTAGGTATAGGTTTGTTTTTGTTTTTAGTTTCAGCCATTAAAAGGGTAAGTCATCTTCTATTTCTGAAAAACTTTCAGGCGCACTAGCTGGGGCTTTATTTTGTACTGGTGTGGGGCTACCTGCGTTCTGAACAGGATTACCAATCTTGATCCCCATCCAAGTCTTTCCACCCTTTTCGTTATTCCATAAATCGATGTAGTGTTCACTTCCATCAGGTAATAATATTTTCCCTCTATGATCTGCATGCCAATCTTCTGTTTTGCGGTCGTTCGGCCAAACTGATCCTTGTCCTGGTTTAACTTCATAATCCTGAGCCATGTTCTTCTCCTATATAATCATATAAATGTACGACAGCTTTACCGCCATCGATGTGTTCCCCTCTAGCAATCTCGATATATTCAATCTGGCTATCATCATCATACATGCCAGCTTTCATTAAAGCATCTAAAATAGCTTTTAAGGTGTTGTCTAAATCAAACTTTCGTTTAGATCTAGGATGAATCATTACGCTTATGGCAACTTGTTTATCGCCAAATGTTTGCGGTTTTTTATTTTTAACAATAAACGATACCTCTTCGGTAAACTTTACCCCAGCAGGACTTATATACCTTCTATGTCCATTTGCTTTCCAATAACTATTAACACTAGGTGGGTAAGGTAAATCTAGCCGAACAGTTTTTTTCATAACTTGTTTAGTCTACTATTTATATCAGACACTTTGTTTTTGCCTTTGCTTAAATAAAATATAATTGCTTCATTAATAATTCCAGCTTTAGTCTTTTCCTGTTCCTTTGCTGCCTTACCTAGCAGATCAACACTGGTTGGTGTTAGTCTAACTAGAAATGGTTTTAAATCACTCATGCTGTCTCCTTTAATCTTGATAATCTATCTAAGTAGTCTGGTTGATAATTACTATATTTTTCATTCATAAGTGTATTCGTTTTATAAAATCTCCAATCTTTCATATCTTCTATGTGAACTAACTTGCTATTAGTTGCGCTTCCATCCATGAAGCTAAATAATTGGCAAATGTAATATTCTTCAGTTGCTTTTCCTTCAATACATCCTTGGTTTTCTATTTCTAATCTGTTAGTTGTCTCATTATATTTATAAGTATGAAAATACTGTCCAACTAATTTTTGTACTTTAAAATCACTCACGCTAATCTCCTTTGTATTTATTAATAATTTTCTTACTCTTGGGTTGCTTCTTCTTCTTCTTCTTCTTCTTTAACTCTTTCGCTTGCTTATCGTACCTCAACGCTTGTGCTAGGGAGTGGACAGAGACTGACCGACCACCATTGAAAAACCCCTTAGTCATTTTCCAATACCCATCTGCTCTTGTCCACTTATACTCTAAGTTGTCCCCTCCGTTAAACTCATCGCATATCATATGGTAGAACTCTTTAAGTTTCAGTACAATTCCTTTTTACTTTACAGACATCATGCGAATCATAATATCTTACAGATCCATGCTTCATGTCTCTATTAATAATCTGTGTATCTTTTGGTAGGGAAATATATTCTTTTTGTAAACACTTATATTCCATTTCAACTTTATTTGGATCTGGATAATGTAAGTTGACATACAAAACCGCTTCTTGGCACGAGTTAAAATTTCCAACATACTCCCATTTAGAAAATGGCTCAGGCATTAAATTAATTACCATAACAAATGCAAATTCAATCATAACTACTCCTCAAAGTTGTTAATCTTATTTACCTTTACTATATGCTTAATATCTTCGTTGTCCAACATATATCCTTTAACATCATCCCATTTGATTGAGTCATCAAATATAATTCGTCTTAAGTTACCTCTGATGCCTGGATAGGCAGATCGCTTTCTACTTTCTACATATCCTAGCTCTTCTAACTTCTTTAGTTGGTTAAAGACATTCTGATAGCTTGTTCGTAACTTACT